AGGCAGGAGTTGGATTGGCCAGGATCTCATCGGTAGAGAGTCTATTCAAGACTGAGCCGACTGATAACCGCTCCGCGCAGTCGTACATTAAGGGTTACAACGCGGCAATCAACGACGTACTGGTACTGCTAGAGATAGGGGTTGAAGATGCCTAAGCCAGTCAAGACCCGGAAGCGGGACTCGATGACTACCGAGTACTACAACACGGAGGTGGAAGCACAGAGGCGCTCGGACGCCCTAAGTGCGTCCGGCCGGAAGCCCATCTCCTGGATCAACCACGAGAACCCGGCAGAGGGCGATACCACCACTTCTCCGGTAAACCTCTATGCGGTCGAGTGGTACGAACCGCGAGGTGGCGATCCCGCACTGGCCCAGATCAAACCACTTCCGGACCTGGAAGACTAAGCCCATGAAGATGGGGCTACGGTTACCCCATAACTGTCCTCATTGCGGAAGTCCTATCGAGGCCATCTTTATGAGGGATGTCTCCCGGACGGACGCACAAACCTCAGTCGCCCTCCGTGACCCGATTTCGGGCCTCACTACCGAGTTTACTCCGGTACGTGGCTTCGAAGATCTGCCCAAGGTCTCAGCGGGGGCCAAAGATTTCACCGAAGGTGCCTAATTTAAGGGCTTGCCTTCCCATTGTGACCTGATATATAATAGACGGAGTAGCAGTTGAGAGGCACGCCAGGGTGGTGCGCAGATTGGGGTTACTTCCCCTCACCCGAGAAAACACCTCAGTCATCCCGGAACTCATCCTGACTGGCCTCTCAGCTGCTAACCCGGAATACTGGAACGGTGCGCAGGCAAGGGTTACTTCGTTGGTTTGAACAACAGGGAGGCTTGCCTCCCCGTTGGAGGGTTTCGACCACCCTCAGGACCTTAGCCGACTGGATCTCGTTCCTACAACTAAGGCGTAATGAAAGCGGTGCGTAGGTAGGAGTTACTTCCCTTTGGAGGACGTGGTCACGGGTTCGAATCCCGTCCGGCTTGCCGGTAGCTCAGTGGTTAGAGCGCGTACGTTACTTCAACCGCCTGGATCTCGCTTTCACAACTCACTCAACTCGGGAAAACTGAAGACGGTGCGTCAGTCGGGGTTACTTCGCTGAAAGGTCCTCGACGCCCTGGATCTCGTCTTCACAACTAGACGCATACGGGAGCGGTGCGTAGTTCGGAGTTACTTCGTCACCGACACCGAAAGGTGTTACCGCCGGCAGACAACCGGCACCTCGGTGAAAACCGGGTTTGGAACTTCGGACGATTGGATCTCGCTTCCTAAACCACTTGGGAGGGTGGTACAATGGCAAAGCTGGCAAGCCTGTCAGCAAAGGCGCCGACAGCCCCGGTTACTTCTCTGTCCGAGGTGCCGGACGCGCTGACCTATGAAGGGGGCGCCGGATTCTCGCGTGACGCGAAGTCCGAACTCTTCCTTCTCGCGGTTACCAACATGGTGTCCGAGAAGACCTTCTACGAGGACGCCGGAGCCCGAGATTCCCGATTCCGCAACCTCGTTACGCAGGTTGCTCGGGAGAATCCGGACTGGCTCGCAGCGTTCATCCCGTATCTGCGGAACACGATGAACATGCGGTCGGCCTCGATCGTGATGGCCGCAGAGGCCGTCAAGGCACGCCTCGATGCAGGCCAGACGAAGAACCGCGACATCATCTCGTCCGCGTTGGTTCGTGCAGACGAGCCGGCGGAGATGATCGGGTACTGGATCTCGCGGTGGGGCAAGAACATCCCGAAGCCGGTTCGTCGCGGTGTTGGTGACGCTGTCAAGCGCCTCTATACCGAGCGTAACTTCCTGAAGTACGGGGGTAACGACGGCATCCGGATGGCGGACGTTCTCGAGATCGTCCACCCGGACAATCGAGGCATCTGGCAGCGGGCACTCTACGAGTTCATCCTGCAGGATCGCCACAACCGGGCAAACCTCCAGAAGCCGATCCGGAAGTCCGGAGACAAGCTGTCGCTGGTCGATCTCGACACGCAGCTTCCGATCCTTGCTGCCCGGAAGCGTCTGGAAGCAATTCCGGTAGCGGAGCGGCTCGCAATTCAGTTGGTCGGTGTCGACGGCGTAACGTGGGAGTGGGCGTCGTCATGGTACGGCCGCAAGCTGGACGCCGACTTCTGGACTGCATTGATTCCGCAGATGGGCTATATGGCCCTTCTTCGGAACCTGCGGAACTTCGATGATGCGAAGGTCCCCGATGACATCGCTGGCCTCGTGGCGGCGAAGCTCACCGACCCGGAAGAGGTCGCGAAGTCGCGGCAGTTCCCGCTTCGGTTCGCCGCCGCCTTCGACCAGATCAACTCACTCCGGTGGGCGTACCCCCTTGAGCAGGCACTGCAGCTGACGTTGCAGAACGTGCCTGCCTTGTCGGGTAAGACACTGATCCTGGTGGACAACTCAACGTCGATGGATGGGACGTTGTCCGGCCGGTCGAAGATGCGCATGCGCGATGCCGCAGCCCTCTTCGGGGCTGCATTGGCATTGCGTGCCGAAGAGGCTACCCTGGTAGCATACGCAAACGAGGGGATCCAGATCCCGGTTCGTAGCGCCCAGGCGGTGCAGCTGCTCCGCAAGGCGGTCTCCAGCGCGACCAGCGGTGGAACAGAGACCATGCAAGTCCTGATGCGGTGGTACCACAGCCACGATCGGGTTATTATCCTCACGGACGAGCAGGCCTTCAACGTGTCCGGCACGACGTACACCGGTGCGTGGGGTGGATATCGCATCGGCGAGATCCGCGAGGTACCGGATCAGGTGTCCGGTATCACGGCTCCGATCTACACGTTCAACCTTGCCGGGTACGCGAAGGGGCATCTCCCGTCCGGATCCGCCAACCGTTACACCTTCGGTGGGCTTACCGACGCAGGTTTCACTGCGATCGACATGCTCGAGAAGGGGCGGGACGTCAACTGGGCGTTTCTTAAGTCGTCCACCCCGGTGACGACGGAATTCGAAGCCTCGACTGAAGTCGACATCCAGGAGGAGTAGTTGTTCGCTGGTCCGGCCACCATTGCGGGAACCCGCCGGAGTAATCGTTGGCGATCGGTAGGTACAAGAATTGCGTCTCGAGTGTGTGCCACACGAAAGCGCATGAGTACCTAGGGCATTCGCAGGCCAGCAACACTACCAACGAAGGGAGCATGAGTGCCAGGCGAACTCTTCGATAGACCGGCGACCGCCGTTGAGGACAAAGGGGATCACGTGGTCCTCGAAGTCCACAACGGCGATCGTGTCACCTATCGAAGGTGCCGACGTAAGTTCATGTTCCAGTCGCGCCTACGTGAGAACCTCATTGCGATCTCAACCCCGCGGGGCCCGTTGTGGCTCGGGTCGGGGTTTCACTTTGCACTGGAGGACTTCCACGGACATAACAGATTCGGGGACCCGCGTCGGGCTTTCGATGCCTACGTGGAGGCCCATCCTCCGGAGGAACTTCCCGAAGACGTAGACAAGTTGGTCGTTTTGGGCAACGGCATGCTTGAGTACTACGTGGACTTGTGGCTTCCCCGACGCCAAGCGACTATGCCGCAGACGCTTTGGGTGAACGGGGAGCCACAGGTCGAAGTTCACGTCCAGATTCCCGTTACCGAACTCATCCAGCCCTGGCTTCTGGACATCCTTCAGGAGAAGCACGGTAAGCGGGTCGAAGTCGTCATCTTCCAGACCTTCGACAAGATCGAGATCGACCAGGAAGGGCGGATCTGGGGCGTCGACTACAAGACCGCAAAGCAGATGACCCCCGTCAACGATCTGCAGCGGCTTCCGCAGGGCAAGCAGTACTACTGGGGCGGGCGCTGGTTCTACGGGGATGCGTTCGAAGGGATGACGTGGCAACAACACCTGAAGTCAGTTCCTGAACCCCCTGAACTCCTGAAGTCCGGAGACTTCTCAGTCAACAAGTCCCAACACACCACATACTCAATGTACCGAAAGGCCCTGATAGACCAGTTCGGTAAGGTCCCGAAGGGTTACGTCGAGATCCTGAACATCCTTGCGTCCCGAGAGAACGATGAGGGCGATAGGTACATCAGGCGCGATACGCTTCGGTGGAGTCCGATGCAGGGGTTTTCGGAAGAGGAAGCCCTTACAGCCGAGCTGCATGAGATGCTCGACCCGAATCTTCCGATCTACCCGAACCCCACAAGGGACTGTAACTGGGATTGCCCATTCTCCCCGATCTCACAGGCGATGGACGACGGGTCAGACTTCGATTACCTGCTCGAGACCGAGTTCATGCGGTACCAAGGTTACCGAGATGACTGGCGAGCCGCAATTGCATGGCCCGCAGGAACCGAACCTTCGTTGTCCCCAACCTCGGTTTCGTCTGCCCATGGAGTGCCCGCGTAATGGGTCTTTCGCCCTACTCGTTTGAGGCCCACGAAGGGGTTAGTGGGGCCACCGATATCGGCATTGGCGTCGTTCACGGTATGCTCCATGCAGTCACGGGTTCTCTGTGGGTGCAGATCCAACGCGAACGCCGCGACGGTCCGAAGTGGTGTGAAGCCCTCCGTGGCGGCAGGCTTCGGACACCTCCTGTACGACTTATCCCCGACGACTTCTGCCACGTCTGCTTCCATCCCGGTCACTCAGAAGGTCCCTGTGCGGCAGAGGCAACGGAATACCGCGATCCCGCTATGGGGGGTAATCCGGATGGCCCTATCGTGCGGTGCGGCTGCATCGAATACGTTGACCGCGAGGCGCGGAATAACATCCCGGTGGTGCTGACGAATGTCCCTTGAGTCTCGCTTTTGGTCTAAGGTAGATATGAACGGCCCCATGGTCTCCGAGGAGCTCGGAAACTGTTGGGTTTGGAAGGGATCTCGTACCAGAAACGGGTACGGTCAGATCTTCGTCCGGCGAAACCCTGCAACAGGGAAACGCCTCGTTCGTGGTGCACACATCATCGCCATGGAGCTCGACGGTCAGTACGTCGAGAAGGGGATGGAGCCGGATCACATGTGCCGGAATCGGCTCTGTGTCCGGGTATCCCATCTCGAGCTCATTACCCACAAGGAAAACGCCCAACGGCGGACTCCGCCGAAGTGTAAGCGCGGTCATCCCTACGAGGGGAACTACGTGCTAAACGGAGGTGGGAATAGAACCTGTAAGACCTGTAAGTACGAGCGGGAGCAGCGGCTCATCAAGAAGGCCGCAGCTCGCATCCGCCACGATCGCGCACTGCGGGCAGCCCTAGCGGCACCGACTCCGCAGGCGACAGGAGTACTGCACTAAATGACCTTTCCAAGGCCGACGGCGTCTACGCCAGCGCCTTCGCGTGTCACACAACCCGGTGTGGCTGCTACGGCAGCCAGCACAGCGGCACCCTCACCGATCTTCCGCATCACCCACCCAGCAATCGGCGGTACGGGACAGTACCTGAATCTCCTCGTCTACGGCGAGTACGGTTCGGGTAAGACAGTCCTCGCCGGTACAGCCGACGACGTGCCCGAGATGAAGAACGTCCTCTACATCGATGCGGAGGCGGGTAAGACTGCCCTCACCGATCGTCCGAACCTGGACGTCGTGACCATCAACACGTTCAAGCAGCTGGCACGGGTCTACGAGTTCCTCCGCCTTCACTGTCGCCTGCGCGACGACGGCTCTCCTGAGGCCCTGAGGCGGATGGCCGAGATCGAGATGCAGCTGAAGGGGCTTGAAGCCCCGCCCGAGAAGCCGACCATCTACAGGACGGTCGTTGTCGACTCGTTGACCGAAGTTCAGACGTATCTCATGTACCAGCTGATGGGCGTCGACCCGAACAAGGTCGCCCTGGATGCCGAACTCACAAGCCCTGAATGGGGCGAGTGGCGGCAGTCCAGCGACACCATTCAGCTACTCGCCCGTCAGTTCCGAGACCTTCCGATGAACGTCATCATGGTCCTATCGGAGCAGGAAGTTCAGGAGTCCGGCACCCGCATGGTGCGCAGGATCAACCTTCCGGGCAAGCTCGCATCCAGGATCCAAGGATTCTGGGACATGGTCGGTTATCTCCAGAAGGCCGTCATTCCAGGCGACCAGGGGACAACAGTTACGAGGTGGCGCCTATACCTTACGAAGGGGCAGAACTTCCAGGCGAAGCACCGCTTCCGCCGAATCGACGTTGACTTCGTCGAAGATCCGACTATCGGTAAGCTGCTTGGACTGGCCAAGCAGGAATGGGCGGCCGAAACCGCCGAAAGGACATCTAACACCAATGCCTCAGCCTCCCCAGCAACTCCGCCGCAACCCAGCCCAGCGACCGCAGCCGCCCCAGCAGCAGTTCCAGGCCGCGCCGCCGCAGCAGGCAGCGCAGGACCAGGATCCGGACGAGCAGTCGTTCGGCCAGGAGCAGTACGCACAGGACGACCAATCGGGCGAGGATGAGCTGCCGGACGTCTTCAATCTCGCAGACGTCCCGGATCAGCCCGCCTTCGAGGCCATCCCGGCAGGGCGCTACAACGCGACCATCGACAGCGTCGAGTACGGCCGTTCGCAGTCGTCCGGCGACCCGATGCTCACGTTCTTCCTCCGTGTCCACGTCGAGGGGCAGGAGGGGACGCGTGACGTTCCGATGCGTCTGTACAACTCCTTCGGGGAGCGGTCGATCAGTCGGACGAAGCGGCAGCTCGAGCAGCTCCTTCCCGGCCACGACTTCTCGAACTTCCAGCCGAACGAGGCAGATGGTCTGCTCGCTGGCGTCGAGGTGATCGCCCAGGTCCGGGTCCGGAGCAACCCGCCCAACCACCAGTACCCCGGGAAGCAGAACAACATCCAGGCTCTGAGCCTGCCGGCAGCCGGCGAAGGCCGGGACGGCTTCCTCAGCTAGTACCAGCACGGGAGCGTAGCTCAGAGTAGAGCATCAACCGCAACGGCATCGGATGAGGTACCTCTAAGATGCCGCCGGAGACTGTTGAAGGTCGAGTGTTAACGCCACTCCGCTCCCGCCTTACCACACAAACGGGTCGTAGCTCGGGTTACCGGATTTGGAGGTCTTCCTAGCCGATGTGGGACGCCTGGATAAGCCCCGCAAGAGGTGAAAGCCAGATTTACGGTCGTCCGAAGTCGGGCCCATCTACGGTCAGCAGGATGACACCCCTTTCATTGGGTGAACAGTGCCGAGGCCTGATCAACCTCAGCTGGCGGCTCCCGGTAACCAATCATGGGGATACTCCGGAGAGGAACCGACGTTTGTTAGTACCATTTAGTCCGACGTGTGTAGAGCACGTAGGACACAGGGTGGGTCCTGAATCTAGGGCACAGATCGGCGTTTGGATGGACAAGTGTCGGGGAAGTGTTCGTAGCAGGGCAGTCGGACCGCTCCCACGGTCCGTCATTCTGGGCAGTGGCGCTGACGATCGTTCGAGTTGGACGACCTCTCCGGAGTCCCCACCATATTCGGGAGGAGAAGCAATGAATCTCGTTCGGTTGGGTCACTACTACACACCTCAGGGTGAGGGCGAGAAGGGTTCATGCCAGACGGCGTTGGTGTGCGGCCACGACGAGTACGGCGGAGCAGCTCCAGAGACCGTCAACGTTACGGTCTGGAACCACCGCGGCGAGCCGATCGGTAATCGAGAGAACGTCCCGGTGATGACGCTCGAGCAGATCCACGCCCCCAAGCCAGGCGAGGAGAATCGCGCCAGCTATCACCTGTCGTCCGAATGCCCCTGGCACCGATAGGAGCCCCCATGAAGATCGTCACCCTCCTCTCCGGCGGAATGGATTCCGCCACCTTGGCATACTGGGCTAAGTTCAGGGCCCCCGCAGATGGTAACGAAGCGGAGCTCATCTGCCTCTCGTTCGATTACGGGCAGCGGCACATTAAGGAACTCGAGGCCGCAAAGAACATCGCGGGGATTCTCAACGCCACCCACGACGTCATCCGCCTTCGGGTCGACAACACCTTCATCGACAAGGGCTGGGAAGCCCAGCACATCTTCAAGGACGGTAAGTCCCCCAAGATTGCCCCACTCGGGTCGATTCTCGATTCGGCTCTGACTGGTCACGGCGAGATCCCTGAAGGGCATTACGCCGACGAGTCGATGAAGGCAACCGTCGTCCCGAACCGTAACGCGATCATGCTCAGCATCGCATACGGCATCGCAGTGGCGAAGGGAGCAGACCTGGTCCTCTTCGGAGCGCACGCCGGAGACCATGCGATCTACCCTAAGCCACACTGAGTTGGGGTAGTAAAACCATTCCTGATCAATTGGGAAAGGCCACTGTGCAACAGGCCAACCCACAGCAAGCAGAACTCGCCTACGCGGCCGGGTACTTTGATGGTGAGGGAGCCCTTCACCTTCAGGTGCAACGCAGAAACGGTCGTGTACACCAGAAGTGCCTCAACGTCACCGTGAACAGCTCGGACAGGGACACGTTGCTTTGGCTCGCGTCCCTGTTTGGTGGGAGCGTATTGCTCTACCAGAACCGTAGCCCATTGACACGGAAGCGGATGTACAACTGGAAACTGAGCGGCAGTGCCACTCGGAACTTCCTCGAACTCATCCTGCCCCACTTGCGGTATAAGAAGGAATACGCAGCCTTCTGTATCGCGGCATGGGATTTCAGGACGGACACCGAGAGGTTTGAAGAGGCATGTCGAACAGGTAAGCAGCGGTGGGGACGTGCAGCTGCAGAGACTGAGTGGAATGGCGCCGGAAACGGTGATGCGACAGTCCGATCTGAAGGGACGGTTCAACCTTCAGAGGTAGCAGAAATGACTACCCGCTCATGATGGTCATCGTGAGTCTAAGTAACAGATTGGACTGCCGCCCGGAGTTCGTGATGGCCCTCGACTTCGCCCTCCGAACCGGAAACCAGTGGGACGCCACCACTAACGTCCCCGCGATTATGGGTCCGTTCCTCGACAAGACCAAGACAGACATTGCCCGACTCGGTTCGGAACTGGATGTTCCCTTCTCCCTTACCTGGTCTTGCTACAAGGGGGGCGAGAACCACTGCGGAGTCTGCGGAACGTGCACGGAACGCATCGAAGCCTTCCGCGACGCAGGCCTGGACGATCTGACCGTGTACGGCGAAGGCAAGGCAGTCGAGGCCGTATCCAGTGAGTAGCTGGTGTGTCACCCACTCTACCGACACGTGTACTCACGGACGACACTACAACGATGCTGTTCCTGCCAAGCTCCCTCCTTCCGTTCGGCGGGACGAGGAGGAGGTCATCGTAGAGGTTACCTACAGGGGCGTAAGGTACACGGCCAAAGGGCAGCCGACGACTGTTACTGTCGACAACCGCACGCGTGAAACTACCGGACGATTCGACAGTTGGCGGTCGTATGAACTGACAGGTAAGAAGACGTTCACCCTCGTAATCGAGGACGCAGACATTGTCGTCGAAACCCAGCTACCAAAAAGGATCGAGGCGTGACGACAACAAACCGGCCCTCTGGTATCTGCGCGGATTCCCTTACGCAGATCCAGGCCGACTGCCACCGCATCGCTCGGGAGCACGGGTGGTGGACGACACCTGAGGACAAGAGCGTCCCCGTCAAGCTCGCCCTGATCCATTCCGAGGTCAGCGAAGCCCTCGAGGAGTACCGCGACGCCCACCCTGCAGACGACCTCGCCAAGATCCGGTACGAGTTCAAGGCGACGGACAGGGTCCCGAAGGACGCCGTCATCCGCAAGGCGTTCGGTAAGATGTACGCACAGATCGGCGATGGTCCGTCATTCGAGTTCGACCAGACCACCGCATACGATCTGGGCTACGATGTGAAGCCGATCGGGTTCGCGATCGAACTGGCCGATGCGATGATCCGCATTATGGACCTGGCAGGACACCTCGGTATCGACCTGACTGCGGCCATTACCGAGAAGATGGCGTACAACGAAACACGGCCACTGCGTCACGGGGGAAAGACGATATGAGGGCAACGTTCGTAGTGGTCCTCGATACCGGTCAACGAGTCGTGTACGACGGTGAGATCGTCGGGTTCGATCTCCGTCAGCAGCATGAGGAGGCTGGGACACCACAGGCCCACGACGACTGGGCCCCGCGTCTCCCGACCGGCAAGTACAAGGTAACGTTCCTAACAACAGGCGAAACGCCGATGCCTGTAGTCATTCACGAAGACGCCTTCAAGCCACAGCCACTCCCGCTTCCCCAAGCCCAGGAGGTCTAAGCAGTGTTCCGGGCACACGTCGAGGAAGAGTTCGAGGCGGCACACGCCAATGGGCCCGAGGGGCACAAGTGCCGCACGATGCACGGCCACACGTGGTTGGCGGAGGTGGAGTTCGAGTACCCGGAAAGCATGCTTGACGAGAATGGGTGGGGACCGGACTTCGGGGCGATCAAGGCCATTATCAAGCCCCTCGACCACAACGAGCTGAACTCCCACTTCGCGGGACGGTTCCCACCGTCGGCCGAGAACCTCGCCAAGTGGCTGTGGAACGAAGCCGCATCAGTGGTCGGACTGACGAGAGGACGGGCGCAGAACTTGGTTGTGCGCATCCACGAAGGTGGTGGCAACTTCGTCGAGTACCGGGACGAGATGCGATGACTGAGGAATCGGTTGCGGTAACGGAGGAGCCACAAGTTAGTCCGCTCGGGCCGTCTCCTGAACGCCGACTCATGGTCATCGAGATATTCGGCCCGACGGTTCAGGGCGAGGGGGCACTCGCCGGAAGGATAACCCACTTCATTCGACTTGGCGCGTGCGATTACCGGTGCGGGTGGTGTGACTCGGATCATGCGGTAATCCCGGCGAAGGTCCGTGAGAACGGGAAGCGGATGACCACGGGCGAGATCGTCGAGGCGCTCGCCAAACTCAAGGGCCGCCCCGAGTGGTTGACAATCTCTGGTGGGAATCCTGCCCTACAAGAGTGTGGCGAACTTGTCGAGGCCGCACACGCCCTGAACTTCAAGGTGGCGGTTGAGACTCAGGGCTCCGTGTGGAAGGACTGGCTTGCACAGGTCGATCAGCTGACCGTGTCACCGAAACCGCCGTCCTCAAACATGGATTCCAAGGAACATCGCCTTAACCTCGCGTCCTTCTTCGAGCGAGAACAACTCACCCTGGGGCGCCCAATAGGTGCTTCAACGTGTATCAAGGTTCCGGTCTTCGACGAGAAGGACTACGAGTGGGCACGACACGTCCACCAGCGTTGGGCACGGTATCCGTTCTTCTTCAGCGTGGTCACTCGGATGGGTGGCCTTTACGGCGACTTCGACGGCGGAAAGGTGGATACGAAGGATGACGTTATCAAGCGGTACCGGTGGCTCGTCGAACGGGCCGTCGAAGACCCCGACTTCGGAGACGTCGCCCTCTTCCCCCAGATCCACGTCCTCCTTTGGCAGCACGAAAGGCAACGGTGATGACGGAGGAGAAGCCGAAGAGGGTTCGGTCCCGAAAGAAGTCACCATCAACCTCCCCGACGGAGACGACTGGTTCGAACTCCTCGACCAGTCAACCGACGACCCCCAGGCAGACGTCGACGCGTCGATCGACAGGCGGCTCCGCGAAGTCCTCCGCCTTATCGGGGTCAACGCGAGCGGCGAAAACTTCGTCGACACCCCCGCCCGATTCCGCAAGCTCCTCCAGCACTACCGCCAAGGTAACCCCACCGACCTGGGCGCCATCCTCAAGGCCGGATTCGAAGAGGGATCCGGAGGAGACAAGGGTCTTGTTGTCCAGACGAACATCGCCTTCCGGGGCCTATGTGCTCACCATCTCCAGCCCTTCATCGGGAAGGCCGCCGTCGGGTACATTCCACGCAACCGTGTGGTCGGACTCTCAAAACTTACGCGTCTTGTTCAAGCCGCCGGAGTCCTTACTCCGTCACTTCAGGAGCACATTACAAACCTGGTGGTTGACACGCTCCAGGATACCCTTCAGCCAACAGCTTCCGGATGTATCACCGTGGCAACTCACGGTTGCATGTCTGCTCGGGGCGTACTTGCTCCGGAGACGGAGACGATCGTCTCAGCACTGAGGGGTGGGTTCCTGATGAACCCGATCGCGCGCCAGGAGTTCATGTCGGTATGGCAGACGACGTACAGAAGGTAGCATCCATGCCAACCCTGGATGAAACACCAGGTCTCTCAGACCATGACCCGCTAACGGGTATCGAGAAGTCCCTCATCGGAAAGGGACTTGTACCCCACCTGCGGTTCAGTAAGGGGCAATCCGATACGTACTGGGAGTATCCGCAACGTCCCGCTCCGGCAGCGGCCACGTACTGGGGAACACTCCTAGTCATCGTCTCACTGATGTTCTTCTTCCTCGTGCTGCTGAGGGGGTGGCCATGGGCACCGACGGGGTAGTTCTGAACCGGCAGAACCGACAGAAGCGCATCGACAACTTCATCACCTACCTCCAGAGTTCCAAGAGTGCTGAACGTCGGGAAGTCGGTCGCCTGGCCCGTATCGGCCAGGAAGCAGAAGAGATGACAGCCCGACAAGCTACGGTGTCATCGCAACGACACGGGTTCGAACAGGCAGCGACGTTCTTCCTAGGGGAGCCGACCATTGAGTCCGAGATGGAAGCAGGACAAGAGGACCGCAAGCAAACGGCCCCATAAGGCCGCTGCGCGCGGACGAACTCACCCATGGGTCCTCGCCGTTAAGGCGCGAGACACCGCAGTCCGGAAGAGGAAGGCAGAGAAGCAATGGCAGACCTACCGCGCTTCACACAAGCAGACCGGGCAGGCGAGCTCCTCCACGCCGATGCGGGTGCTCGCACGTTTCGCAAGCGCAGTCGGATCCTTGCGGTCCGGGTCGACCACGCGTTCGAAGTCGAGACCGACCGCGGAGTAATGGAAGCGGCGGCGGGTGATTGGCTCGTCACCAATCATCCGGACGATGATCCCGGCTCTGATGTCTGGTCGATTAGCAACGACCGGATGCAAGCAACGTACGAAGAGGAATAGGGAGGATACAGTGACAGAACAGTCATACGTCAGCCGGTTCGTCCCGGTCGACCCGGATGAGATCCCGAACATCCGGGAGGCTCGTCGAGGCCGGGTGAGTTACCCGCTCCTGAAGGGCTTCCTGGAGTCGATGCTCCCGATTGCTCGTCTCGACCGAACGGGGATCAGCAGGACCTCGTACTCGCTGAGCATGACGCTCGGCCTGTACATCAAGAACCACGAGCTCCCGATCAAGGTGTGCACCCGGAAGGGGGAGATCTACCTCGCCCGGACGGACGTGGACGATGAAGGCAACATCATCGGCGACTCGTCGGGCAATCTCCCCGATGTGCCGGATGATGACCCGTCCGATGTGACGGAGCTCGACTCGGCTGAGGTCGAGCGTCGGTTCGCTGAGGAGGCCGTTCAGGTCACGAAGTGAAAGTCCTCGTCGTCTGCTCCCGTCGGTTCAATGGCTAAGGGCATCTCCCTCCTCGAGGTTGCATGGGCGGCCAGGTTCTTTGACGGCGAGGGCCATATACGGTTCAAGCCGCGTCCGAATCTCGGGCTGAAGTTGATTGTCGCGGTAGGTGGCGGGCATGATCCGGAGCTTCTGCTTAGATTCCAGACGGCGATCGGTAATGTAGGACATATTCACGGTCCGTATAACCACAAGAGGGGGAAGCCGTACTACGCACTAGAGGTAACAGTCGCAAAGGATGTAATCGCCTCTATCGAACTCCTTGCGCCGTACCTAGGTACGGTAAAGCGAACACAGGCACAGGCAGCTATCGACATGTACTTCTCCGCTGGCGGAGGGGTTGGGAGTGGTCGATGGGGCTTACGGAAGGGGGTGATACCCAGTGAAGATCCTCGTGGTCTGTTCCCGCCGCTATAACGGACATGAGTTAATCACGGCTCTCGGCATCGTCGTTAAGGCCGGTTTGGAGTTCGAGGTCGTCTCCTCAGGTACCAGGCTCGTAGATGAGGTGACCAATAAGGCCAACAAGATCCGGCGTACGATCGACGACGTAGACCCCGCGGAGTTCTCAGACACGTTCAAGGGCCTGATGATCGTGTCAGGGAATCCGCAGGACACCGAGAAGTTCTGGGTTAACCCCAAAGTCCTGAAGTTGGTCGAAGAGGCCGATAATCAGGAGCTTCCCATTGCAGCCATCTGTGCAGCAGTGCCGACGATCCGATACGCCGCAAAGGGCAAGAGGGTATCGTTCTACCCACTAGTCCGAGCTGCCCAACTCCTAACGGAAGCAGGAGCCATCCTGACAACCCTTTCGTTCAACGTGGACGGTAGGATCGTAACAGGAGAACACCAGATGGCAACAGGGATGTGGGCAACTGCATTCTCTGACCTGGTGAACGGTGTTCCTGTTAGGACCCCACAACTCATCGATTCCAAGTGGGCGCCAAAGGGGAAAGAGCGTCGACCTATTGCCGCCGTAGAGCGCCTTAAGCCCCTCCATCTACGTAAGGTCTCACGCGACGGAAAACCCCTCAAGTGATCCCGACAGCCCGATTGATTGCCCTGACGCAGCCCGTCGAAGAGGCTGCTGACCTGGGGATCCACACTCCCCTTGACCTAATCGAGTTCGCCGGGCGCTGGGACTACGGTGAGACGTCGGTTGCCAAGATGACAGAGGGGAACGAGATCATCGGTAGGTGGCTGGATGCAGGCGAAGAGTCGATGGTGGAGATGGTCCATGCCACCTTCTTCATCACCTGCTCCCGTGTCGTCTCGCACGAACTGGTACGCCACCGTATCGCCTCATACCAGCAAGAGTCCCAGAGGTTCGTGTCTTACAAGGGTGCTGACACTGACGACCTGTTCTATGTTCCGGAAGGCAACGAGGCCACGTCCAAAGCGGCCTTTCTCTTCAGGGGGGCGTACGAGTCGATGGCCCTCCTTTACGAACAGCTTCTGGGTATGGGCGTCCCGAAGCAACTGGCCAGGTATGTCCTGCCAAACGCGACCAGGACCCGAATCATCGCCACCATGAACCTGCGGCAGTGGCGCCACGTTAACTTGCTGCGGATGCATCCGTCGGCACAACCGGAGATGCAGATCATCGCCAAGCAGGTCTACGCAGCGTTGGACGCCAGGTTCCCGATCGTCTTCAACGACATCCCAGAACGTATTGCCAAGGGACGGGAGGCCCGATAGCATGCCGTCAGAGATGTACCTTCAACTGCTCCAGGATGCTGCCGATCTGCACAAGCGTAAGTCGGCTGGTTATGTTGGGCAGACGAATCCGGACCCGTGGGCGAACTTCCGGGAAAGCGAACGGATCGGCGTTCCGGCATGGCAGGGTGCCCTCATCCGGATGGGGGATAAGTACCAGCGCATTCTGACCCTCGCGAAGGACGCCTCGAATGATCAGGTCGGAGAGTCAATCCAGGACACTCTCCTCGACCTTTCGGCATATGCCCTGATTGTGCTGTGCCTTCTTCGAGGCGACGGTGTCGCCCCTTCCGACCGCGAACTGGCATTGACTGCGATGCAGTCACTCCTCAAGCGGCTCGAGTACGACGGGCTGCTCACTGCCATCAACACAGCGGAGGCCGAGATCCTGATAGACAGGGCGCTTACCTCACCTGTAGTTCAGTGTGCGATGTCCGCTCCGCACGCACCTCATGGGAACGTCGGTCTCCAACGAGGCGATTGCCCCGGGATTTCGGTAGCGGAAGGGCCTGGTCCGTTCAGGACAGTTCTGCCTCTCCAGGCCGAAGTGTCGCCGGAAACGATGGCGCGCGAGCAGGCCCGTCGCGGCCAAGTTGCCGGCGAAGAAACTGCAGCAGCCATCTGATGAAGACCGCTACGTACCCCCTACTCGCAGGAGGTCAGGTCGTTATCGAGTACGACGAGAAGGCCCCTTGTATTGGGTGCGGACTACCCGTAGTAGAAGCATCAATGGGGGGCACTGCCTTGTGTCCGTGGTGCGACACCGGAAAGAACCGAGACGGGACTCCCATCGAGTACCGTATGCGAGAAGCTACCGTAGACGAGTTGGCAGCAGGTAAGGGCAGCGTCGTCTTCGACAATGCCTATAAAGCAACGATCGAGGAGTACGCGGCCGCGCTTGCGGGCTTGCCTTCCTAAGGGATCTGTGTTATAATATAGTCATGGTAGAACAACAGCAGGACGAACCAAGACCGCTTGAGAGTTACGGGTACAAGGCGGAGCCGTGGCTCCTGGATAAGGAAGTAATCGCCCGTGCCGAGGAGGAGCACAGTAAGTGCGAAGCCCGGTGGTTACGTCGAGGGTTGAAGAACCCGCGGTTGCACAAGAAGACCATCTCCCATCCGATCGATGCGCATCTACCTCCGGATCTGAAGTATAGGCGGAAGCACTTCCGATGAAAGTCCGAATTGTGGTCGACGACCGGGTTAACTGGGCCCGGAATAATCGGGCAGAGCCGGATCCGGTGCTGCCGAACACGACGATCAGTGACTGGCAGGGACCGCTCCCGCAGAGGGGAGATCCGTTTGATTACCGTGGGGAGTCGCTTTCGGTGCAGAGGGTCTTGTGGGAGCTGGGTGAAGGGGCCGTTACCCCCCAAGTCGTGCTTCGTCTCCGATGAGCCTCAAGGACCTGAAGAACGGACCTATTTCGGACTCGTACAGCCCGCCGAATCTTACTCCCATCCGACCCTTCGGTGATCCGTGGAAGCGGGTTCCGGAGGGGACGATCTACCTGTTCAGCATGTCGCAGTCGGTCGACATGTACCACTGGCAGTCATTGAAGGACCCCTCCGATTTCCGAGAGCATATCCTGAAGCACCTGGAGCAAGTGTTCTCAGAGACGTTCACCCGGACGGCGCTGTCGGCAGAGGCCGCACCTCTGCACCCGATGATTACCAGTCCCGTAACTCGTTCGGAATTCGATAGCGTCAGGCATGCATCGCGCCGTACAGGGCACGAAAGCTACTCCTATATGCCGTCGATGCCGTCTGGTCCTGACCGTGAGCGGGCTGCATACAACCTGGCCCAGTCCCGCGGAGCCCCGATGCGGGTGTTCGTGATGGAAGCCAAGGTCTTTGTCCCCGCTACTATTAACCCAGTACAGGTCAGTACAGCTGCCGGGGTTCTCGAGGGCATTGTTGTCCCTAGAGACGCTTACACCGCCCCTGATAGGATCTACGACGAGTATTCGAGGATGCCGTACCCAGAGGACTACTGGGACTTCAAGGGTAGTGGAGACACTGATGACGTCAGGTAAGTTTGCTCCTGTTGCGAACCTTCCCGTTTATGAGATGCTCGCGGAGTCAGGGGATCTCGGGTCCTACCATCTCCTCATTGCCTCTGAGGTGCTTAAGGCCCCAAAGGCATGGGGGGCCTTTTGGACTCGACGTTCGTTGATCGATGGGGAGCCAGTGTTCACGATCATGGATAATGCCCTGATCGAACTTGGGTACCCGTTGGAGTCCACACAACTCGTGGCAGCTGCTGCCGCAGTTATGGCGTCGTGTATTGTTCTTCCTGACGTCCTCGGGGATGCCAAGGAAACGATGCAGCTTGCGGGCAAGGCGCTGGACGATGCGGTTCTTCGGGGATCAGGGTTCCCTTTGATGGGTGTGGTTCAGGGGACAACGCTTCTTGAGGTTGACACGACCGTTCGGTTCTACATGAACGCCGGTGTCGAGTACCTCTCGGTTCCTCGGGTGATGACGGATATCTTTGGGTCTCGGGTCGAACTTACAAAGAGGGTTTGGGATTGGGCTTACAAGCCTATCCATCTTTTGGGGTTCTCCAACGACCTTCATGACGACATGGTTGCAGCGGTCCAAGATGGGGTTATGGGGATTGACTCCGCAGTTCCCCTCTGGGCCGGAATGGAAGATCACCGCCTCGACGAGATCACGGCGATGTCCAAGCGACCCAAGAACTACTGGGATCGCGTTCCGGTCACCGACAAGCAGTTCCTCGTCATGCTGGAGAACGTTCGGCTGACGCGGTCTCTGATCAACCAAGCCCGCATCAACCGCAAGAAGGCGACTCTCGAAACCCGGATGCAGGCCTCACGGCCTAAGGGTTCCAAGTAGTGGCTGTTGTTAACCCGTTCCGGGCCTGCGAGGGCTGTCCCTACGGCGGACGGGTTGCTGGTACGCGCGGACCAGAGAATGCGAGGGTGTGCGTTGTCGGAGAAGCCCCCGGAGCCAACGAGCTCCGCGACGGCATCCCCTTCATCGGAGAAGCCGGACAGCTCCTTGCCAAGAGTCTTGCGCGCATCGGGGTCGATCACGAGCAGGTCTTCATCACAAACGCCCTTCGGTGCCGACCACCCGTGGGAAAGCCACCTGGACCGGGTCCAATCAACGCCTGTAAGCCTCGCCTACTTGAAGAGGTTACGCGACATCCTCGGGACCTCGTCCTGGCGCTTGGCAATACGGCACTCCGCTCGCTTACAGGCAACCTTACTGCGAAGATCACCCAGGAACGAGGACGACTCCGAGACGTAACCCTAAACGGAACAGTCCCTACGACCATCATTAAGGTCGCCCCAACATACCATCCAGCACTCATTCTCCGATCGCCCGGAGAGATGCCGAAGTTCATGGAAGACCTGAAGTACTTCTTCAAGGTCCTCGAAGGACAAGGGCCAGTCAAAGATCCAGGCGCCGTAACGTTCACCGTACCCAAGTGGGAGGAGATTCCGGACGCGGTTGATTACCTCCTCGGGTTCGAAACGCTGGCGTGCGACATTGAGACCTCCGGGTTCAACCCCCGCTCCAATGACATCCTGTGTATCGGGGTGGCCGGGGAGAAGAACAAGGTCGTCATCTTCGAGGACGCCGTTCTACACCACCCGGATTTTGTTAGGCTGTATTCGGACCCAGGTCCAAGATGGGTCTACTGGAACGGCAAGTTCGACGCGGCGTACATCCGACAGCTGCTCAACTCCATCGAGCAGACGCGCGTCGACGCTGGGGCGCCAAAACCTACCATCGTAGCTAGCTACCTTAGGCAGTCGTCCGGACTGCTGAAGATGGTAACGGAGAAGAGGATCCACACCCTCTACGAGGGGGATGGCGGGATCTCTCCAGTCCGGGTGGATGAGGACGGGATGCTCATTCACTATATGCTGAGTGAGGGAAACCGCGAGCCGCATGGCTTAAAGGACGTCGCTGCGGACCTCTTAGGGGCCGATCCGGACTACGACAAGGTCGTCAAGTCGTACGCCCCGAAGATGACAGATTCGTTCGCAAGCGTTCCCCGTGACATTCTCTACCTGTACGCCGCGAAGGACGTTGACCATACCTTCCAAGCATACCAGATCCTGAAGCCGCGGCTGATGAAGCGTGGTCGGATGCACTGGGCGTACGAAAACATCCTGATTCCAGCATCGGCTATGCTCCAGGATGTTGAACGGTACGGCGTATGGGTTCATAAGCCAACCGTGGCCAAGTTGTCGAAGGAACTCGAGGAAGAGCTCGGCAAACGTCAGGCAATCCTCCGTAAGGTGGCCGAAGACGGACTTTGGGACCCGAAGGACTACGCGAAGTGGAAAGGGCCCAGTGCGAAGGTACCGAAGGAGTTCAATCCTGGTTCCTCGTACCAGCTCCTGTACATCTTCGAGCAGCTGGGGATAACTCCTCGTGATCCAAGAACCCGTAAGGTCTCATCCAATGAACCGGCTCTCAAGGAGCTTCCTTCGTCCCCCTTCGTGGACGCACTCCGGGCTGCGCGTAAGGCCGCCAAGATGCTCTCCACCTATGTGGATGGCGTCTGGAATGTCATTGACCCCGGAGATGGCCGCGTTCACTCGACGTACCTGCTTCATGGCACCGCGACTGGTCGTCTATCGAGCCGGAACCCTAACATGCAGAACATCCCACGGGATGCGCGCATACGTGATATGTTCCAGGCTCCTCCTGGAAGACTTCTTGTGGAGTTGGACTACAGACAGGTTGAGCTACGCGTTCTGGCCTACCTCAGCGGAGATCCTGGCCTCCGTCGAATCTATGACGAGGGCCGAGACCTACACGACGAGGTTTCGAAGCAGCTATTTCCTGGGTGGGAGTCCTACAAGGACACCGTCCTTGGCAAGGAGCAGCGCGTAAGGGCCAAGTTCGTAAACTTCGGCATCGCGTACGGCAGGGGCGCCGAATCCCTCGCTGCCGAGTTCAAGATGGGCCGACCAGAAGCGAAGCACATGATCGACCGGTGGTGGGCCGCATTTCCTCAGGCCCAACGGTTCGTTCAGAAGATGCGCGGGAACTCTCGTTCGGGGGTACCTATCGAAACCCCGTTTGGTCGTCGACGACGATTCTCTCTGATCACCACGTCTAACCAAAATGCCCTCGAGAACGAGGCAATCAACTTCCCGATTCAGTCCACGGCATCCGATCTGACCCTACTGTCCGCGATCGACCTGCATCCACGACTTATTCCCCTCGACGCCCATATCATCAACCTCGTCCACGACAGCATCCTCATCGAGTGCGATCCCGGAAGTGCAGATCAGGTAGTTGCATTGGCCAGGCAGATAATGCTTGACACTCCCGCGTACTACCTTTCAACTGACTTCCCCTTCGAAGTCAGTCATGCTGTCGCAGCGTCGTGGGGTCAACTTAAGTAATGGCAGGGATTGAACGTGCTACGTCGGGAACAGGAGAGTCGGACGCCGCACCGAAGGGCATCGACTACACCCGGAGTAAGGCAGTCCAGAAGGTAAAGGGACTGCCGCGGAACAACAACGTCCGGATCCGGGTGTGTATCTACAAGTGCCGCTTCTGCCTGTCCTTCACAACAACAGGACTTACGTCGGCATGGGTACATACGATGATTCATGGTCCGTGGGAGTCGATGGGCTCACAGGCGCATGCCGAGATGAATGCGAAGCCCCCGCCTGCTCCTCGGGGGCGCCCACCTCTGTCCTCAGTTAGGTCTGCGGAACCAAACCGTTCTGGCCATCGAATCGGATCCCCTCAGCGCGTCGGCTCGAAGTTCCGTAATAACTCCAGCCGTGGATGATCGTCCGCACAGACCAGTAACCCACGGAGTCAAGGGTGTCCGGTGTAAGTGCGGAGGCCCGTTAGAGTGGAACCCCTTACAACGCCGCTATAGGTGTGTTTGGCAGCGCGAGGAACGGGGTCAGCCTGCTCCCCCCGCCTCCTTCGTGGGACACCCCCCTCGTCCCCTCGTACATCCGCGAATCCCTGCAGACCCTACTAAGCAATCCCACCGGATGATGCTAACTGGAAGGTGTAACTGTGGTGTGGCTGGGGTAGAAAACTGGAACCAGAATGGTAGACTAGTCTGCCCCGTAGCTAATCCTCGGGCGCTCTATTCACACGTACCGAAACTCGTATGCGGACGGTGTGGATTCGTACCGGAAGATCCGTGTCAACTAGACATTGACCATATCAACGGTCGGCATGCTGACAACCGTCCGGAAAACCTACAGGTACTCTGTGCGAACTGTCATCGACTAGTAAGCCGGAAGTGGGGACGGGGGCCCCACCCGCGTTTTTCGCTGAGCGCTGACTCTCTGGCGAAACTGCCCCCTGCCCTACGTGAAGTCCTCGGTGACCTCACATTGGGGACTTAGGTGAAGTTCACGAGGTCTGGCGCCAGGAACATCTCAATGCCAAAGCTAAGTAAGAGCTTTGCGCATAGCGCTTTAGTCAAGAGTTTCCGTCCTGTGGTGAGCGGGGACTGCCTTCCTCGTCGTGGTCGCGGTCTTCCTGGGCGTGGACGAGGTCCTGCTCATCCCGGATGCGCGTGTCGCGTTCAACAACTGCTGCCAGTGCGATGCGCTCAGCCTCAAGGCGCCGCTTAAGGCGCTTTTCTTCGACGGTCTCGTCCTGTGATCCCTTCATCTCGAAGAACAGCTGGGTGCCGATGATAAGCGCCCAGCCGATAAGTGGGGCTACCAGGAGAACACGCAGCAGGTCGCGGTCGACGCCAGTGAGGTATGCGGCCGACAGGTTCAGGGAGTAGAAGACGAACCAAATGTATCCCTGTAGCCGTGCTGGAGCGTACCTATAGCGCCAAGCCCTGTAGGCGCACGCAGACCACACGATCAGGTTCAGGAGTGAGAAGAACCCCAGTGGGGTCCTGAGTTGCTGTCCCAGGGTGTCAAGGTCCATCCGTACTCCTCCGCTGCATCAGGGGACTGTCGCCAGACGTTCCCAGGCCGTGTCGGCTGCCCCCACCTTGATGTAGATCCGTCCGTCGTCCGTGTCAGCTCGGCAAAGGTAGAGCGATCCGGGAGGCGCAGCGACTCCAGCGCCACCATCAGGCGGATCGAACCCTCCGGTGATCCTGGGAGCCGCAGACGCGGTCGTGAACAGCTTGGGGATGATGCCCACGGCACCACCGGGCCCGTCCTGGCCGACGAACGCCGTCTGCGCGATCGACGCCGTTCCGTTGACATCGACCTGCATCGGGCCGATCGTCAGGCCGTCCTCGCCCGCGCTCACGACGGTGTGGAGCAGATTGCCGTCCGCGTCGTAGGAGAAGATCGTGACGCGGCCGCCACCGTCGAGCCCGATGTACCCGCGGAGGTTCCCAGCGGGGTCGTACATGTAGACCTTGCCGGCCGGGGCGGTCTGGACCCACCCGACAGGGTCAAGTTCGAGAGCGGGGTTCCCTACCTTCGTGCCCTGGTGCGACACGTAGGTGTACTCGATCCCGGTCAGCGTGTCCCTGTATACCTGCCCGTCGACCCCTACGGGGGCGGGAGGTGATCCGACCTGGTCGCCGGTGATGCCGCTGTCAGGCGGGTCCTCGTACACCGACAGGGTACCGTCGGTCGTGTCCTCGACGATCGTGAACATCTCGACGTCCTCGATGCCGAGATCGTTGATGAAGATAATCCAGTGGGCGCCGTCCTCGGAGAGGGACCGACCAGCGGTCGGAGGCTCCGGCATTGTGTTCCCGGCCCCCACGGTAGACAGCGCGTTCAGCTCGTCGCAGACTTCCTGCGTCGTGGCGTCGAACGCAATCGGACCTGTCTCCTGCCCCCGGAAGGCTAGACGGAAGAAGCCTTCGGTCGGGTTGTTGTTGGCCTCGATGTCCCAGATCGTATTGACGCCGTTAACCGGAGGCCCTTCCCCGGAAAGTAGAGGCGGGCCACTGCCACCCTCCTCGACAGCCTCGATCCGGTTTTCGAGTTCAACCAATTCTGCGGCCATGCCTACTGAGAGCCCCTGGTTGGTATATCGGCGAAGCAGGATATCGTCGGTCACGTCAACTCCTACCTAATTCATATACGGTGCGGAGAGGGTCAAGTTAGAGCGACCTCACCCTCTACAACGTTACCGGATTCGTCCTTTGCCTTGATCATAAGCTTCGCCGACCCTTCGGTCGGGTCGAACCAGAGAGCCATCTCACCCGAGTTAAGGTCGCCATCAGCGGGGGCAGTAACCTGTCCGATCTTTACTGCTCCGCCAGGCAGTGCGGTGAAATAGGGACCGGCACCATACCGGAGTCGCTGCTTGCCGATCGACAGGCCGATCTCCGATGTCTTGACCGTGCCCTCGTACTCCTTGAGGTCGAAGTCGACGAAGTCCTCGTCGGCGCTGATCGACGCGACGGTCTGGTTGAACTCGTTGGTCAGCCGGGCCGCGAACGCGTCGTCGACCGTGACTCGGCTCTTCTCGCTTCCGTCCTCGCGCCACGTGACCAGCGCCACCTCGCCACCGTCAGCAGTAGCCTCGGCCGACATCTGACCGTTCTCGTAGAAGTGTCCGACCGCATCCTGTGCCGCCCAGACCCCGAGCACCCGCGCCCAGACCACCCCAAAGTTGGAGTCCAGGTACAGCTCATCGACCGACGTAGCCTCTTCGCGAGGGCCGCCACCGACGCCGACGCCGCCGATTTCGACTCCCGGACTGCTACCTCCGGACAGTGAGTTGTTCGAGAGTGTCGGAAGGTTCTGAGCCGCCCCGGCAAGGGTACCTGTAAACGTACCGACTACTCGGCCGTCCGAAAACTCCCCCTGAATCTCGATGTTGCCAGCGCCGATGTTCGACAGTGGCTCAAACGCCGCCTGGATCGTAGCGTCGTCCGCGTCAAACGCAATGGGTGCTGTTTGCTGGCCGTTCCAGGTAAACCGAACTGTACCGTCTTCTGGGGCTCCGGTCATTAGCAAGTAGAACATTGCGTTGTAGGGCAGGGGCGGATCTTCTGCAGTGGTGACCTCCGGCCCCCCGCTCGGTTCTGCAGTTTCTACGACCTCCACCCGGTTTTCGATGGCCACCAACTCCTTGGCCATATCTACGGTCAGGCCAAGGTTGATATACCGCTTAAGTAGAGTGGTGTCGTCAGCCACTTTGTCCTCGCTAGATGACTGCAGGGTCGGAGCCGGGTCCCGTTACGGGGACACGGAGGAGCAGTGTACCTTCAAGCGGATTGGAGATACGCCCGGAGCCCTCGATTACCTCGATGTCCCAGACCAGATACAGTGGGGCATACAGGGTCGAGGTGTCGTCACCCCCGATCGATACCTCGATCATCCCGTTTGGGGCGTCGGTGATGTTTACCCCATTACCGCCGGTCGTCTTGACGATGGCGGCACTTGCGGCTGAGTCCTTCTTACGCCGCTTCGCGGTAAACGTAATCAGGGCCGACGTAAGGTTAACCGGCAGCTGGTTTCGCTGGATCTGGAAGTTCCAGGTCCGATCGTTACCCCGGTGGAGCTCCAACTTAATCAACGAGCCTACCTCCCGTTTCCGGCTCGGCTGTTACAATTGCAGACGTGCCTCC